ATAACATTCGTGCTAAAGGTACTCGTATAAATGGCACAAATGGGACGTCAAATGGTATTGTTCCTATGCTTCGTGTTTTTAATAATACCGCACGGTATGTAGACCAATGTATAGTTCCAAATACTATCATATACACTACAAAAGGTCCAACTGAAATTCAAAATGTAATACAAAATGAAACTCAAATTTTTAATAGTTTTGGTGAATGTGAAACTGTTCAAAATGTATTGGAACATCCATATGATGGCGATATATACCACATTAAAACTAACCACTCGGAGCACCCTCTTAAAATTACGGATGAACATCCAGTTTTATGCCTTGATTTTCAATCAAGTTGTATTAGTTATTATAATAACTCAAGTCGTGACTTAAATTACGAAATGTTGATACAAAAAATTGAAAATAATGAAATCAATCCTCAATGGAAAGATGTAAAAAAATTACGTCTAGATGATATGCTAGTATATTCTATTCCTCTTTATGAAAAAGATATACCAAATGTGTCAGAAGATGATTGCTACTTTTATGGTCTTATGATGGGGAATGGGTGCTACAAAAATGAAAACAAATTTGGTTGTATTTCATTTCATATGGATTTTAATTATGGACACGGTTTTTTTCAAACCTATTTACAGAAAAAATGCGTTTATTTTGAAAAACAATTTGATGTTAAAATGATTAGTTATAAATGGGAGAAAAACGTAGTGTTGCCCATTCGGTATCACGACATATACAATGAATGCAAAGATAAACGTATTTTTCACAAATGGTTGAATTTGCCTTTGCATAAAATAAAAAAAATTATTCAAGGTATTTTAAGTTTTTCAAATGAGAGGAATGATAAAACTTCAAATTATTTAACTTATAGCAGTAAAAATAATAATTATTTAGAATCATTGCGCTATCTTTTTTTACGACTAGGTATCCCTTGTATGACAAATACAAATGTATTTCATTATTCAATAGAAATACCTAAAACTGATGAAATATGCGACTTACTCAATATTCAACCTCCTGTTGGTAATTTTAACTTTTTTACATTCAATAATTTTATTTATACTAAAATTATAAACATTAAGAAAGAAAAATATTACGGAACATTGTATGATTTACAAATGCAAAACGTGCATGATTATTTGATTCATAATGGTATTGTTCATAATGGAGGCGGTCGACGAAATGGTAGTTTCGCTATTTATTTGGAACCTTGGCACGCTGATGTAGAAGATTTTCTAGAAATGAAAAAAAACCATGGGGACGAAGAATTAAAGGCACGCGATTTGTTTTATGCTTTATGGATTTCCGATTTATTTATGGAACGTATCAAATCGGATTCTAATTGGTCTCTTTTTTGCCCCCATGAAGCAAAAGGATTAAGTGATTTATACGGCGACGAATTTAAAACTTTGTTTGAAAAATATGAATCTGATGGTATTGCACGTAAAACTATTAAAGCACGACAATTATGGTTTAAAATTTTAGACGCACAAATGGAAACTGGAACACCTTATTTGCTTTATAAAGATGCTGTTAATTTTAAATCTAACCAGAAAAATCTTGGCACTATAAAGAGTTCTAATTTATGTTGTGAAATTATGGAATACTCTGACGAAAATGAAACTGCTGTGTGTAATTTGGCATCCATTGCTCTCCCAATGTGTGTAAACAATAAAACAAAATCGTTTGATTATGAAAAATTACACGAAGTTTCAAAAGTAGTTTGTAATAATTTGAACCGTATAATTGATGTTAATTTTTATCCTACAGATAAAACGCAAATTAGTAATCATAAACATCGTCCTATTGGCATTGGTGTTCAAGGTTTGGCAGATACATTTATGTTAATGGATATTGCTTTTAATAGCGAAGAAGCTAGAGACATTAATAAAAAAATATTTGAAACTATTTATCACGGAGCAATGGAAAAAAGTTTTGAAAATGCCAAAGAAATTTATGACAATTCCATTTTAGACACAAATACGACCCCTACCACTATTGGTGCTTATAGTTCCTTTATCGGTTCTCCTTTGTCAAAAGGTGTATTCCAATTTGACATGTGGAATGTGTCTCCAAGTGATAGATATAATTGGTCTCTATTGCGTGAAAATATAATGAAATATGGAGTGCGAAATTCACTTCTTGTAGCCCCGATGCCTACCGCAAGCACTTCGCAAATTTTAGGTTTTAATGAATGTTTTGAACCTTTTACAAGTAATTTATATACTCGTAGAACACTTGCAGGTGAATTTATTGTTATAAATAAATATTTGATTAAAGAATTAATTCAATTGGGACATTGGGATGAAAACATTAAAAACAATATTATAGCTAATAAAGGAAGCGTTCAACAATTGGATTTTTTGTCACCACACTTAAAGGAAAAGTATAAAATTGTTTGGGAAATTCCTATGAAACAAGTAATTGATATGTCTGCAGATAGAGGAGCATATATTTGCCAAAGTCAAAGTCTTAATTTGTGGCAAGAAGACCCGACATATAGTAGTTTGACCAATATGCATTTTTATGCTTGGAAGAAAGGTTTAAAAACTGGAATTTACTATTTGCGAAGAAAAGGAAAACATCAAGCACAACAATTTACTATTGAACCAGAAAAAAAGAAAAATAGTTTGAATAATGAAGATGAAAATGAAGAACCTATTTGTGAAATGTGCTCTGCTTAATTAAAACGTATATACAACATTATTAATACCAATATGAAGAAAAGTATTATAAACATTTTTTTGTAAAAATTATTTGATTCATTAACATGTTTATCATTTGTTATAGATATTAAATCACTATCACTAATACTTGCACCACTAAAGTCACTATATACAATATCAATAGTAGCGTCACTACTTCTTACAGCGTATTCTTCTAGCATATAAATTAATATTAAAGTATATTTTTAATATTAATTAATTTTATCTTCAAAACAAGAATATTAGAGAAAGAAATAAAATAAAAAGTAAAGAAAAACACAATACAGATATTAATGTTATAGAAGAACAAACCATCATATTTTGAAAGACATTTTCACTATATTTACACAATTCATTTAATATTGTATTCATTTCATTATTTTCACTTGAATCACTATCATTTTCATGATTTGAATCTATTGTGTTGACAACATTCAAATCATCCATATTACTATTATATATAAAAATAACTTTATATTTCTAATATTTATTATTTATTATATTCATTTTCTTATAAAACAGAAGAAAAAGCGGATACAAGTGCAAATAAATGAAAAAATTCATTATTTTTATTATTTATTATTTAAAAACAACCATTCATATTATTTACTTTTGTTTCAAATAGAAGTTTAAATGTGCTTTCATCTACTTTCATTAAGTCTTTCTTGAAAACCAACATAAAATAACATCGTAACGTAACAAGCACATCATTTAATGAATTATGCAAATTATTTGGTTCTTCATCAAACAATTTTTTATAAAGTTCAATCAATTTGGGATATTTATAGTATGACGTTCCGTTTTTTCTTTGTGCCAGTATTTGACATAAATCAACACTCTTTTTCATCGTGCAATACATTTTATTAGTGTAATTTACTTCATAAAACATTTTTTTATATATTGACTTATCCTTTATGTCGTCATTTTGTATTAGTCGCAACAACTCTACTTTAAGCATATTCATATCAAATGATATATTATGCCCAACAACAGTTGTTACATTGTTGCAACTTATATCTTCAATAAATTCATTCAGAACATCTTGAATTGTAAAAGGCGAGTTATGTGCGATTTCATTGCCAATTTTATGTAAATTAATTGTTTCTTCACTCATAACAATACTTTCTGGAATTTTTACAACAACATCCTTTACCTTTTCAATTTTCATTTGTCCTACATTATACATTACATAACTAAATTGAACTACATGAGGCCATAAATGCAAAGTTTCAGAATTGATGATTTTGCTTTGCGGTAACCCGGTAGTTTCTGTATCAAACACAATAATTGATTGGTCCATTTCCTTTTATAGTTTAGTTGCTATACCTTTATTATAGTTGTGTCTTAATTTTTTAAAATGCTTTTCTTTCATTTTTTTATTTAACTTTAATTATATTGTTTGCATATTCCAAAACTTTTTCTATGCCATTGTGTTATTCCATGTTTTTTTATGCCTTCTATATGTGCTTTTGCTCCGTAGCCTTTATTATAATTAATATTATAATTCTGTTTTAATTCTGGATGGGTTTCACATAAATCATCTATATATTTATCTCTTTCTACTTTAGCAAGAATAGACGCAGCAGCAATACAACTATAAACATTATCACCACCTTTTACACAACTATGTGGAATACATTCCAACTTTGTTTTGGTTTCATTTAAAAACGTTACTGGATTAAAGTAATTACCATCCACAAGAAGTTCAATTTTATAATTTTTTAGTTGTTTTTCTTTTGCGTATTGCATGAATTTTTTTCTTGTTTTCATTATCGATTTATGCATTGACTTTTGTGTTGCCTGTAAAATATTAATATCATCTATTACATCTTCCGGTTCATAAGTAACGGACCACGCAATTGCGTTTTCTTTTATATAATCAGCTACTTCTTCTATTTTTTTCTTGGAATGAAACTTTTTACTATCTTTCATTTTACTATGGTCAAATGTTTCATTTTCTTTAGGTAAAATAACGCTTGCTGTATAAACTCTACCAAATAATGGACCTCTACCCACTTCATCAGTACCTATTTCAATAACACACGGATCATCGTTTTTACTAATTTTTAACATATTATTATTATTTGTTATTTGTTATTTTTAATTAATTATCTTTTATATTAATTTTTATATCATTTTTTTCACAATATAGTTTATAATAATGAAACTAAAAACCTCATCAGTTTTATTTATTTTAACTTCTATAATATTTTTATCCATTTGTTTATTTGATGTTGTTGAAGGAAATGAAAATATGGGAATAAATGGTAAAGTTTCGGTTGTGCCATCCGCTTCAAAAAAAAACGAAAATGAAAATGAAAATGAAAATGAAAATGAAAACGAAAATGAAAACGAAAATGAAAACGAAAATGAAAATGAAGATGAAAATGAAAATGAAAACGAAAATGAAGATGAACATGTAAATAAAGATATTACCGACAATATGAAGTTAATAAATAATCGCGTGTTTTATAGTCAATCCAGTAAAAATGATGATTATATTGTTGCTTCAGTTAATAAAAATACTGGAGAAGAAACTTTAACTCTAAAAATTAAGCACTTATTTGGTTTTGATACTGAAGTATATAGAAATCCAGTTGTTACTCAAAATGAATTCGGATATACAAAAGAATATTCCACTACAAATACTACATCTAAAATACAATTAATTATTCAAGGTGGAGAAGCAACCGCCTTACGTTTATATAAAAATGGACAACGACTTTTTACGTCAATCAAGTATAAACATTATGATGATTTGCATATAACTAATAATGACCATACATCACGTTTATTCTTATCTCATCATGGCAATAAAAAAAATAAATATTATTCTTCAAATCCTAACTATATATTAAAATCAAAAGTTGTTCCTTACGTTCAAACAAAAAATCCTTACTTAGTGGACAATTTAAATAGCTGGAGTGTTGGCAATAACCTTCTACCTATTGAAAACAAAGAAAAGAGTAATAAAGATATAAGTTCCGATAAAAAAAATGAAGAAGAAACTTTGTTAAATAAAATTAAACTATTGTTGGAATCTAAATCTGAATCTAAAAGTATGGCAAAACCAGAAACAAAATCACTAACTAAATATGAAGAAGTTTATAGAAAAACACAAGGAATCCCAAAATATGAATCAAAAAACGATAATATCAGGTGTCCTCCTTGTGCCCCTTGTGGACGTTGTCCTGACCCGGCGTTTCAATGTAAATACAGTAATAGTAATGAAGATTTACCTCGTCCGGTATTAAATAGTTTTTCTACCTTTGGAATGTAAATATAAATAATAAATAATAAATAATAAATAATAAATAATAAATAATAAATAATAAATAATATTTAAAAAAACAAAATACATTGTTTATATATTAATACGAAATGGTAAATGAATTATTTGTTATTGTTGCACCTCCAATATGTGCGGCAATTGGATTTTTTGGAAAATATTTTTTAGATAGAGTTGAAAAAGCAAAAGAAGGGCGAAAAGCAAGAAAATTGAGAGCAATAGAAAACAAACTGAAAAATTTTTTTTATCCATTTTATTCCAATTTAAAAAGAGAAAATTTAATATTTCAACGTATTATTTTATTTTTTAAAGATCAACAAAATACTATTAGTAAAAAAATTAATGCCAATGAAAAAGATATTTACGTAAAAATATTTTGGGGGTTAGATAGTGAAATATTAAACATACATAACGAAAACCAAGAACTAATAAAAAATAATTTTATTGAAATGTATTTTTCAAATGATTTAGCTAAATTGATTATGAGATATGATGAGCACGTTTCAATTTATCGTATTTTAAGAAAAGTAATCCCTCAAAACGAAGATTTAGAAAAAGTTTTATGGCCTGGAAATTTTGGTTCAACATATCCAAAAACATTACTTCAAACTATTGAAAATGAAATGATAAATTTACAAAACCAACAAACTTATATTTTACACGGAAATAATTTTGATTATATAAATAAATTCTTTAAAAATTATCAGTATAGACAATCATCAAGCGCATCATCGTCACAAGAAAATAATCAAGTAATACCTATAAAAACAGTTATTAGTGATAAAATAAAACAATCAAAGTTAAAAACTGAAAATGAAAGTTTAAACAAATATGATGGCGATGTGTGTATTGACATTGTTTAATTTATTTTGATTTTTTTAATACAGTCTTTATTAATTATCAAATTATTTGATTTATTATCTTGAGGAACAATATTTATAACACATTTTGCTTTTTTTCCGTATAGAGGTTCGGTGCATCCTTTTTCTTTATTTTTTCGATGTTTTTGTGTAATATTTAGTTTAATCACTTTAGGTGAATCACTTTTTGTGCACCTTGATCTAAAATGTTCGTATCTTTCCCTTACATCAGAATACGTTAAATTAGATACTTTCTCTAACATTTTATTAACTATTTCATGCAAATTATAAATATATCTTGAAAAAGATTCGCGATTTTTCATATGACAATTTTGTAATGGGTATTGTTTAAAATTGTTTTTCAAATTAATTCTACAATATTTGCAAGGCAATACGTGTTGAAGACTTAAAACAAAATTTTTATAATTTTTTTTGTCTTTTAGTGTAGGTTTAACCGGATAATTAAAACTCATTGCGTGTAAGTAATGCCATTTTGCAGGACCCCATACACTTGTTAACATGCCATCACCCGCATTATAATGTTTTTTTGTAAATACTCTTTTTGTGCCAGTTTTAACTTTTTTTTTGTTTTTACGCGTAATGTTTGGCATTAATATATAATATACTTTTATTTTTTCATTTATTATATTTAATATATTTAGTATTTTTAAATTTTAAAATATTATATTTAATATATTTTTGTATTCAATTTAAGTATCTAATTATATTTTTTTTTAAAAATAATAACAAACTAATTATAATTTTCGTTAAAAGATTTAATAATATTAATATTCTTAATATATATAATAGTGTTATGGAAAATTTTCAAGAATTATTAAAAGATAAAAAAATAATAATAATGGTATTTGTTTTTACTATTTTATTAGTAGCAGGGGTCTTTCTGTATAAATATATTAATTCTTTTAAAGAATCATCCAGCAAATACAAAGAAAATAGTGATATAATATCAAGTTCACATAGCGGCAATAAATCTGCTACTGTGTATTTCTTTTATACAACTTGGTGTCCTTACTCTCTTGCGGCTATTCCGGAATGGGAAAAAATTGTTGATAAATATAATGAAAATAGTGTAAACGGTTATAGTATTAATTTTATTGATGTTGATTGCACTAAAGAAACAGTAGAAATTGAAAATATGATAAATAAATATAATATTGAAGGATACCCAACAATTAAAATGATTAAAGATGATCAAGTTGTAGATTTTGATGCTAAAGCTAAATTTGAAAACATTGAAAAGTTTTTAGTCACTGTTTTATAACTAGTTTTTTCCTAGTTCTATTTCTATATTTTTTGTTTCTTGTTCTATATTTTTTCTTCTAATTGTTTACAATATTGACTTGCTATTTTTATTCCATTTTCCAACAACTCTTTTCTTTTTTCGGATTTTTTTACACTAGTAATAATTAAATTTAGTGTCATATGCTTTTCATAGCAAATAATTTCATGTTTAATGTTGGAATATTCATCCATACTATTAAAATTTTGTTTTGATATATTTTTTACCAATTTATAAAAGACATTTAAAAAATACTCAAATATTCCTGTTTCATTTGTTATATTTTTATTTTCTTGTTCGTTTGTGTATACGTGTTTTATACCTAATATTTCATCTTTGTTTTTGTATTTATCAATGCATAAATTAAGCGGATAATTTAATACAATTCCACCATCAATAAAACATTTATTTTCTATAAAAACCGGTGTAAAAAAAAGAGGTAAACAAGACGTCATATGAATTGCGTCAATAACTTTAATATTTGGATATGTTTCATGGGAAATATCTTCCATTTGTAAATTGTTTACTTCAAAAGTTATTAAATGGAAATCAATATTAGTAAGCTCATAAAACTCTTTCATTGTTATATCAACTGATATATCTTTTGCTTCAAATAATGATTTATATGATTTAACAAAAATCTCACGGTCATAAAAACCACAATGTTTAAAGCCTCTATACATTTGTTCTGTTCCAATGTAAAATAAATTTTCCCAAGGTCTTTCTATCATAAATTTATTTATAACTGTCCAATCATAACCTAAACACAAAAATAATCCAACAATAGACCCAGAAGATGTTCCATATATAGATTTTATATTTGACCTAATAAACAACTTGTTTTTTTCTAAATGTTGAATTATTCCAATTGATTGAAATATTAAAGGTCCACCACCTGATATTATTAAATGCTTCACTAATGACATAATTAAAATATAAAAATAGTTTTGAATAGTTTTTTATATTTTAATAAAGTTTAAATTATTTTACTTAAAATTCATAAGTATTTTTTTAAATCCACCAGGTTTAAAATCCACCAGGAAATTTAACCAAGTTAGCACCAATACCAAAACCAGCACCAGAACGAGCTGATGCGCCCATGCTAGGAACATATGTATCAAGAATGCTAAAAGTAGCAGCAGCAGTCAAAGCAATTAGCATTATTTCCTCTAAATTCAAGGAACGTTTGGGAATCGCATATGCGGCAATTGCAACCATCAAACCTTCAACTAAATATTTAACTAATCTTTTAACAAGTTCTGATAAATTAACCAAACTATTCATTTCTATATAAATTAAAAAGAAAAAAAACTAGTTTATAATCAAAAATGTTTTATCTAATTTAAAATTGTTTTATATTTATTTTATTTTTACGTTTTTGTAGTTTATTTATTAAATGTTCATTTAATTACTTAAAGACATTTTATATAAAATTATATAAAATGCCTAAAGCAAAGAAAAGTTCTAAATACCAGAAAAAAATGGTTGATGGAAAAGAAAATCCTAAATATGTAGATTTATTGGATGAAGATAAACCTATTAGTGGCCAAAAATTTTGTTGTGTCTCTTTTCTCTCACCCGAGAAAATTGTTAAACAAAAAGAACTTTTTTTTATCGATGAGTTCTTAAAGCAGTGGGATATTAATAAGTCAATGGATAAATTTATTCAATTTATTAATTTTGTTGCTTATAAACACAATATTGTTTTTGATGAAGTTTTGACTGACTTTAAGGAGTTTGTTAATGATGAAAAAAAAATTATTTATAAAAGTAGTATGTATGATGATTATAAAACATATCTTGATAACAATGAAGACATTATGTTGGAGAAATTTAATAAACTCCATGGGTTTCAACCTTCTACGCGTGGTGTAAAGATTAGAGGTAGTTTCCCTTCTATGGAAGAAGCGGAGTTAAGGTGCAAAATTTTGCGAGAAATGGATCCTAATCATGATGTTTATGTTGGTCCGGTTGGTATGTGGATGCCTTGGGACCCTGATGCTTATAAAACTGGTCGTGTGGAGCACATGGAAGATGAACTAAATCAATTAATGCACGAAAAAACCTTAAACGAAACTTCCGCAAAAAATGAGTTTGAAAAATATGTTAAAGAAACCAAGCATAAGGCTATTGAAGAAAATAAGAAAAATGCTGAAAAATATGGAACACAAATTACACAAACAATTGACGAAAAAGGAAACCTTGTAAATGTTAAAAATGTTAACACCCAAGAAACTAATTTAAGTAAAAATGATGAAATCAGTGTTTCAGACATTCAAAAAGAATTGTTTGAAGGTGATAATATTGTTATGAATTTAAGTGATGGTGGATTAAGTGAAATTAGAAATAAAATGAAAGAGCCATTACAAGAGAAAGAGTTTGTTGAAGAAGATGTTGTTATTGTGGAAACACAGCCTGAAGTCCAAGAAGAAACCAATGTTGAACTCAAGGTTGAAGTCCAAGAAGAACCACAAGTTGAAGCTGTTGTTGAATCACAACCTGAAGTCCAAGTTGGCACACAAGATGAAGCACAAGTTGAAGTCAAAGATGAACCTGTAAATAAACCCTCAACTACTAACAATAAAAAGAAGAAGAAAAATAAAAATAAAAATAAATAAATAAAGTAAAATATAAATAAAGTAAAAATAAATAAAGCTAAAATAAATTTATAATAAAAATTTAAGTATTTTTATTATATTATTATATACAAATTGTTATTATGTCAAAACAAATACATCTACCATCAGTTATTTTTATCAAAATAATACTTATGTAGGAGAACCTATATTTGTTGCTCGTATAGAAGCACCTTTTCAAACTCCATTTGAATTTTATGGTATTTTTATTTCTAATTAAATTATATTATTTACCATTTAGACTTTTTTACACTTATACGAGGTCCGCTATTTTTCTTTTTCATCTTATTTGGGTCATATGCTTCATCTTCGTCGTCATTATCTTTCAAATCTTTTGACAAATCCCAGAACTCTTTAGAACCTAATTTAAAACTGTTGTGTGAATCTGCTTTATACCAATATACTTGTTCTTGTAATTTGTTAGATTTTGAATTGTTGTTAATTACTAAACATTCATAGTTTTCAGTACATTGATCCATCACTTGACAAAATGATTCAAATGTAGGAAACATGCCAGCGTAATTTTCATATATTCTCTTTCTATTTGCAATATAGTTTTCACGCAATATAAATACATAATCAATGTTTGTTCGCAAAATAGGTGGCACACCAAGCGGGTATTGCATTGTAATAACTAACATTACTTTCCAATGACGACCATTCATAAACAATAAACGCATCATTTTATCACGAGACCAAGAACTATCAAATAAACAATCATCTAATATTACAAATGCTCTTGGGTCAATCGAACTTTTTTTATAAGCTTCTATTTCTTTTTTTACTTGTTTTAATACGGTTCTTTGACGTTTCAAGATGTTTTCAATGATTGCTGTATTATATTCATTATGAATAAATAGTTTAGGAATCATACTTTCATAAAATCCATTGCCTTCTTCGGTTCCTGATATAACAGTACCAATTGGAATTTCTTGATGATAGTATAATAAATCACGAACTAAAAAGGATTTACCTGTATCACGCTTTCCAATTAAAACGATTACAGGTCCTTTTGCTTCATTTGATTTGAAACTTATACTTTTCATATCAAATTTTTTTAGTTCCAAACTGGCCATTGAAAATTTTATATAAAACTATATTTAATAAAATAAAAATTACCGCATTATACAAATAATATAATAATAATTAATTATGCTTTATTAATAACTAATTAATTATAATAATATTTAAGTTAAAAATATAATAAAAATATATATCAATTTCCTAATAATGTTAAAGATTGATTATATCAAAAGGAAAAATGCAAAATTATTTAACAACTTTGTCGAAATCAAAAATTTAAATTTAACAAATACTCAAAACTATAACCCACTTTTTACAAGATTTTTTTCTTTAAATAACACCAATTACAATTCAATAAATCTCAATCATAAATGGTATTTACAAGAGGTAATTGAAAATGAATCAGATTCAGATTCAGATTCAGATTTCGTTTCCAAAAATAAAAATGTTTCTGACAACGGTTCTGACAACGGTTCTGATAATGAATCCGAAAATGAATCTAATAATGAATCTGATACTATTTCGGATGATTGTTTAATCAATATTTATAACTGTTGCATCAAAAACTCTGTCAACAATAAGAAAAAATATAAGGATGTGTTTTTTAAAATCGCACCATTAGTAAATCCTTATAAATATTTGATTGGCAGTTATAATCATAATGATAAATATCTTTTTAAACTGCCTTTTGTTTCAGATGAAAAAGTACCTGACAACAAAATTTATAAAAAAATGAACGACCCAAACAACTCTTCCTACATTGACGGGTTTTTTACATATTTATCCAGTTGTTTAAATGAAAAGTATAATGTTATAAATTCTATTAATTTTTATGGTTCTTTTAATAGCATAAAAAATGATTTTAAACTAAATATTTTCGATGACTTGGATATGTTGGAAGATTCCGAGTTTTTCTTACAGAATCACGGAAAACTTTATGATATTAAAAATTTTGATTATTTGTTTGAAGAAACATCTAAAAAAAATAAACCAATAAAAATTGAAAACAACATTACCCTTTCTTCAATAAAATCTTTTGAAGAGGATATGTATGACAGTATGTTTGATAATGATACAAACAATGATGATAAAATTAGTAATAATGAGTCAAATGGTCTGAAAACAATGGATTTAAATGATTTAAAATCTTTGTCGATTAATATAAATGAACTTGATAATAACACAGGTTCAAAAAAATTAAGATGTTTATCAAATGATTCTAGTTGTTCTTCAAATTCTTCATACACTGAAGGAAATAAAAGTGAAAATAGTAAAGATGATATTTCGGTTGATAGAACAAGCACTAACTCACCTGCTCATACAACTACAGATTCAATTACAAGCTATAGTAGTATGTCAGAAGAAGAAATCATCGCTAATATTCCTAAATTTCCTGTCCATGTTATTTGTATGGAAGCGTGTGACTACACTTTTGATGACTTAATTATGAACGATGAAATGACTGTTGATGAATGGTATGCTTCTCTTATGCAAATTATTATGACATTAATTATATACCAAAAAGCATTTAATTTTACACATAATGATTTACATACAAAAAATGTAATGTTTAATCAAACTGAAGCTAAATTTATTTATTATACTTATAATAAAAAAACTTACAAGGTTCCAACTTTTGGTAAAATTTTTAAAATAATAGATTTTGGTAGAAGTATTTATACTTTTGATAAAAAAATATTTTGTAGTGACAGTTATGAAAAAGATGGAGATGCTTACGGACAATATAACTGTGAACCATATTTAAATCAAAATAAACCTCGTATTGAACCAAATATGAGTTTTGATTTATGTCGTCTTGGATGTTCTATTTTTGATTATATGGTAGATGATATTAGTGATACCAGTTCATTTTTAAATGAAACGAATATAAAATCAATGAACTATGTTAAAAAAATAATTGTTGAATGGTGCCTAGATGATAAAGGAACAAATATGTTGTATAAAAGTAACGGACAAGATAGATATCCAGAGTTTAAGTTATACAAAATGATTGCACGATGTGTCCATTATCATACACCTGACGCACAATTAGAAAGAGATTGCTTCAAACAATATCTTTTTAATGGTAAGATTAAATCAAAAGAAATGCTTACAAACATTGATGAAGTGCCTAGTATGATTTAAAGTTGACTTAAATAATTTTGGTTTAATTTTATATTTACTTGAAATCATCTTAAAGATAAAATTAATTATTATAATAGAAAAATAAATAATATGTGGGAACATAAAACTGTCTATTATTATAGTGAAAAGGGAAACGAAACTAGTTTTTATGAAATAATTGAATACTTTAATAAAACCAAAAATAAATACAAAACTAGTTTTCCATTAGAAAACTCTGTATACCAATATGTTACTTATTTTGACGATTATTTAGATGCATATGATTATCTAATGGAAAAAAAAGAATCAAACTAAAACCCGGGAGTGTCTGTGAATACTTGTGTTACAGTATTTGTGCCTTCTTCTCCTAGCAAAGAAGGATTAATTTGTTCTATAATAAAGTTTCCGAATAGAACGCATAAATAAACAACAAGTGTATCTTTAATTAAGACTTTCAAAGGTTTACTATCTTTTTCTATAAATCTCATTTCAATAAACTTTACCACAAGGTAAAAAAAAGAAATAAGAGATGCTATTATAAAAATACTTTCCATTTCTATATTATAAAATATAAGACTGAAATTTTATCTTATATTTTACGAATAACTTATTTTACTCTAAAATTTCTATATCTAAATCGTCATTTTTTAATCGCATTGATGGCTCATTTAAAGAATGAATGTCTAAATCATCCAATTTTATTTCTTCATTTGAAATTTGCAATCTTTCATCATCACTTTCATCACTTTCATCCATCTTTCTCTGATTATTTCTTATTTTACTGATTTTTTCTAATGTATCTATATCTTTTGGTGCTACAATGTTATGTTCAATATTATTAGAATCCTTAACAAAATCTGTATCATTAAAAGATAATAATTGATTTTCAGTTTCTAAAATGCTTGAATCATCTAAACTATCTTTTTTTGGTAATCGTGATACATCAATATCATTTTTATCAGCCTCTTCATCCTTCGTAACATAAATATTTTGTTTTGATGTGTTCTCTTCTTTGATATTTTCAGGTAATTCTTTTACAATTACTTCTTCTTTTACATCTTCCTCTATTTCCTCTTCTATTGTTTCGTCTAAATAAGCTCGCAATATATTGTCTACCGGAATATTCTCTCGAATTGTATTTAATATACATTCATTGATAATAATTTCTAACTCACGATTGTTCTTTTGTATTTGTAATGGCGGAATAAACTTTTCAAATAAATAAACATTTTGATATAATTTGCGTGCGGAATTGATGTAAACTTTGTGTATAAAATCATCAATTTTTGGTATATCAATATCAATTTTTTTTTGTTTATTGCCAACTCTCATTGCTGTTAATGTTTTTAGTTGAATAATATGAATACACGTAACTAAATCTTCCAAGTAATTACAGTTTGACTTTTCAATAATTCTTTTTTTCTCTTCTTCAATAATACTCGCATTCCATTTTGGGATTCTTGATATTAAATTTTGAAAAGTCATCAAATATTTTTCAGATTCATTGTTATTTTTACACAATTTTATTGATTCATTTAATATTGATTTGTATCCTTCAATAATATAAGGACACAGAATATTAATCAAACGACTAGCCCACTCATTTTTTGATGCACTCAAAGATTTTAAATTGAAATCGTCCATTTATACATTTTATTTACTAAATTATTTGATTTTTTGAACTCATTAGTATTATTTTATAAAAATGATAAGTTACTTATATCAATTTCGTCATTTTGTAAATATATACAATTCATTATCATCAACATTAATATTTTTTCATTTCTTATTTCTTTTCGCATCTTGTTATGACATAAATATATTTCAATTATGTTGTTCTCAATTTGCATATTTTTTATTACGTCCATCATTTCTATAGAATTATATCCTTTTTCATAAAATAGTACACTCTTTTCTGATATTAATGACAACGTCATTTTTTCCGGTGAAATATCAAATAATTTTTGTAATTCTTTTTTTAACCACGTCATTCTAGTCGTTTTATAATTTTTTGTCTTGAAAGTTTTTTCTAATAAATAATTGTTTAAATTAATAATTTTACCTTGATAAATCGGTTCTGGAATATACAGTTCACAAAATCGCGACAATATTGGTTTCATTAATTTATATTTATCTTCCGCAACTACAAAAAAACGAGTATTATAACTAAATAACTCAATGCATCTTCTCAATGCGGATTGAGCATCTATTGTAAGTTTATCCGCATTAGATAAAACAATTGTTTTGAAATTCACTTTGCCTTCATTATTTTGTACGTTTGTTTTCGCAAAAAATTTTAACTCATCTCTAATAAATTTAATACCTTTTCCGTGCGAACAATTGACAAACATTACCAAATCTTTCGTATACGTGTTGTTATATATTTTGTTGATGAAATCATTGATTATTGTTTTTTTGCCACATCCATATTTCCCGTGAAAGAGTATATTTGGTATTTTTTTTATTTTTATAAAATGATCCAATTTTTTATATATTTCTTCGTGAATGCTGATTTTTTCCATATACTAGTTAATTAGTATATTGTTATTCATATTTTTAAACGATTAATTGATTATATTATATTTATGAAAATAGTTTATAATTATAATATTTATTTGTTTCAACCTT